TCAACATAACCAAATGACTGCATAGCAAGTGCACTTTTATCACCACTAGCACTCTTTTTTAATTTGAGTGCATCAGCTTGTCCACCATCACCACCTGCATTTGTAGCTACATTTTCTGGATTGTAGGTACTCCCAGTAGGTGTACTGGCACCGCCTACTTTCCCAGCTAATATTGGATTTAATCCTGCTTTTTTCATGTCTTCCATACCTCTTTGATAAGAGGTATTAGACATATCTTCTTGAAAAGCCATTTGCCTAGCACTAGCTGCTTTTGCAGATTTATTTCTTGATAAACCTCCTAATAAAGTGGCACCAGCAGTAAATAATGGTGCTGAACTTTTTAGTCCTAATGTTGCTAAAAGTCCCATTAGAAATGATCTATTAGTCCAGGTACACCATATGTTGGCATTGGTCTGGCACATTTAAGTTTGAAAAACATATCCAAAATTAAATTTGGATAACTTGCTACTGCAGTTACACGGTCAACTGGAGGATTTTCTTCAATAAAACTCGCATTTAATGCCGGTAAACTACCAAAATCTTGTGCCAAATGCCATGTATCTAAACTTTGTGCAAAGTTTGATCTCATTTGACCTGTTACATTACTTGGTTTGTATCTGTATTCTGCATATCTTTCTTGATATCCAAATACATCATCATCCGCAGTCGTTCCTTGTGCGTATATTTCTTTATTTAATATTGTTTGTTCACCAAGGTGGGCGAGGGTAGGCCAATAGAAATCCCATCTTGTTTGCCTACTAAAATGTCTGGCTAGACCTTGCTGATATGTTAAATCAGCAAATACACAAACTAAGCCTATTACCACACTATGTTCAGTAAATGACTTACTAAATCTGTGTCCGGTAAAACCGGTAGTACCATAACCACTAAGATTTCCTTGTGGTGTTGTTGTATCTGTACTACTTGTTTGTGCTACGGGATTAATATTAATCCTATCTTTTCCGCCACCTAAATATTCTGGTCTCTGTAATCTAGCATCTGGGCTAGTTACTCCAAAGTGTGATTGTATAACTTCGGTATATCTTGTTCCACCCCTAGCATCTTTTTCATATAATCTTTGTATCTGAAATGCTTCTCTTAACTGATTTATTGTTGCAGCTGTTGCATCACTCAAATCAGCATATAATGCATCTCCAGTTGGTAATGTACCATTACCTAATAAAGTATAATTTCCTGCACCAGTATCAGCATAAAAGTTTTTTACCGCATTAGATTGTGTTGTAGAAACAACACCTATTTGGTCTCCATAATCTGCATTAGTAGCAACCGGAGCTGTTGTACCTAATGGCAAACTTACTGCGTCTCCTTTTTGTGGCCATGGTAAAGCACTTGTGAAATAATCGTGTCTTTTACCACGTTTTAATAACGTATAATTACTGGCTGTATCTGGACCATCTCCTTTATCAACAGTTACACTGTTTTGTAAATTTTGATCTCTAAACCATTCGTTATATATTAAATTGTATGCTCGACCGCATAAATTATTAAATGATAAACTTACATCAGTTGGTACACCAAAATAATCATATAACGTTGAATTTGTTACAGTTGTTGTTGTTTGTGGTACTAAATAATCAGTACTGTCGCCGGGATTATCTTGTTCACCACAAAACTTTTCCCAATTGTCCCATATAAGTCTATATGGTACTGCAAAGAAAAATGTTTCTATATATAAATTATCCATAAATGGATTAATTGGTGTTGCTAATCGTCCAAATCCGTTAGCATCCATGGTAAACGTATCGCCCGGTAGTGCTTCATCATAAAATATTGGCACTAAATATCCGGCATCTAATGTCGTTTTTAAACCGTGGTCACGGTTAAAAACTGATCTTTGTATTTCTACTTTTGGTACACGACTAAAATCTTTAGTTAGTGTACTTGGCAATGTTCCCATGGGTCCAAACATATTTTTTTACTCCTGTACTATGTTTTCCAATTCAACAATAAATTCCGGTGGAATTTCTGCTTTTGGCTCTCCTTTTAATTCGTCCCAACTTCCTATTCGCATTAACGTGAAATCTTCTGGAAATTTGCTGAAAGGTGTGTTTGGATTTTTTAATAAATCCATACATTGTCGTGTTGCAGTGCCATCGGTAAGTTCCACGAATGGCTGCATATATGTTCCAGATTTTTTGTCGTAAATAGAATACAAGTTCTTGTCCATGTTTTTGTCCTCGTTTTTTAAGTTGTTGTTTTTTATATATCATTATTATGTAAAAGTTACATAATATATAATACGAGTCAATTATTTTTTTATAGGTCTCTTACAAGACTATTTAATTGCTCTATTTTAACTTGTTCTTCAACAAATAGCCGATCCATTCTTTCATCATATTCGGCATACACTTCTGGTGCGTTTTCTTTACGTTTGTTTTTTATTTCTTCTAATTCTTCTTCCGATAATAAATTATCGTAATATCTTGGTGGTCTTATTTTTTTTCCATTGATTATACAATAATCATTTGGATAAACATCAGTTTTATATTTTTCAAACCACTCATATCCAATTCCGGGTTTTCTGCTCATTGTGCAATATTCTGGATTTATAACCTCCCCTGACGTGGGGTTATGATAATGCGTTTCCGCATTTTTACCTTTTTGTTTTTTCATTATGTAGCGTGCTACATATGCACAACTTGTAAAAGTTACTTCGCCTATTACAACGTGGCCATATGGCCATAACTTCTCCAATTCTTCACTTCTATAATATTTTTGTTTATTTCTGGTTTGCCATAAATATCTGTCTGGAAACTCATAACCAAATATTAATGCGTGATAGTGAGGTCTTTGATTTTTTTCTCCGTATTCTCCGCAGTGAAAAAATCTTATTTTTTTGTGCTTCTTTCTCAGTCTTTTCATAAAAAGCTGAAAATCACGCACATCTACAGAATTAGGATTATCTCTTTTACCTAATTCTTCTTCATTAAATGTTAATGTTATAAAACATGATTTATCGTGCATTTGGTTTTCATGCACTAACCTTACAGCCCATTGTCTACTGTATTCTAATCTACAACCTACACACTGCCCACACGGTAAATTAAACCCTTTTGCATAAGGGAACGGTTTATTAAACGTTATTTTACCTTCGCTTCTATAAGCGAGTAGGGGGTGGTAGCATGCCATCGCATGTTATATTCTATATCCACCACGCATTGGTTTGACGTGGTTTCTTCTATTTACTTTCATAGCTGTTTTAGCAAACATCTTTTTACTTTTCTTTTTTGACATTCTCATTCTTTTCATGTCTTTCTCCTTTTTTTCTTGTTAGGGGTGTCACTCCACACAGTTAACATCAAGTAGTTAACTGTGTGGGCTCCTTCTGAGCTTCTTGAGCTGTTGATGGCTCACCAGCTTCAGAAGGAGCTTTTTCTGCAGCCGAGGACGGACTTGCAGCGGTTGGGGTTTCAACAAAACCCATCTTTATTAATTCTTCTTTGTTGTCTGGATCAGACACAAATTGATAAAATTTGCCCGGGTCGTTATCAAATTTTTTGCGAATATCTGACGGTATTGTCATAAATTCGCTTTGAGCATCTCGAACTAAGTCTAGTGCTTCTCTGTAGTCTGCTACTTCAGAGAAATCTCCGTAGCGTGCTTGGCCACGCTGTACGTGTTCGATTATGCCATTCCTATCATGTTTCTTAATAATATTAATGACTTCACATTCTTCTTTAAAATGTTGTTGTGTAAGGCTTTCACCCTCTGTATTAAACACATATTTTTTATGAGGGTCATATGCCTTACGAAACTTTATTGTTACGTTCACTGGTCCTTTTTTGTTCGTCATTTTTTTGTCCTCTTTTTTTCATAAGGAATAAATATTTTATCCTTTCTGTTAATCGGATTTACCATGTAAATACCGCCTATTTCTGCATGGTTAGCCGGTATTTGCGGGTAAAATCCTTTTTCTTCTAAAATTTCTCTACTAATTTCACCTTCATAAAAGGTTAAATTGTCATAAAAATTTCTAGCTGAATTTGATCCTTTTTTGGCTTTATCAATTACATATTCACCAGTTTTTCCTAAACCGGATCCCTTTGTAGTATCTAACAAAGCTGTTTCTGCTTTAATTTTTTCAGTCATAGCTTTAGTATTTGCAACGTTTGCTTCATTTTGCTTCGTTTGCAAATAACTATTGACTGCATTTGTAGCTACATTTTCTGGATTGTAGGTACTCCCAGTAGGTGTACTGGCACCGCCTAACTTCCCAGCTAATATAGGATTTAAACCAGCTTTTTTCATGTCTTCCATACCTCTTTGATAAGAGGTATTAGACATATCTTCTTGAAAAGCCATTTGCTTAGCACTGGCTGCTTTAGCTGATTTATTTTTTGATAAACCTCCTAATAAAGTGGCACCAGCAGTAAATAAAGGTGCTGCACTTTCTAGTCCTAATGTTGATAAAAGTCCCATTAGAAATGATCTATTAGTCCAGGTACACCATATGTTGGCATTGGTCTGGCACATTTAAGTTTGAAAAACATATCCAAAATTAGATTTGGATAACTTGCTACTGCAGTTACACGGTCAACTG